AGGGGAGAGATGCCCAGAAGCGGGTTTGTCTCGTCGATGCCGTTGCGGAAGTGCAGCACCTCCGAGGGCTTGAGAGGACGGACGACGCCATTTACCGTGTAGTCGTAGCGCAGGAGCCGCCCGTTGGCATCAGGCACAGCAGAGACGAGGGCGGCGGGGAGGTAGTCGAGCGCAACCGGAGCGCCTGAGCGTGATGCAACGATGTGAGAGTAAGCATTGCCCTTGGTAACGTAGTCACGCACCCATGCAGAGATAAGCGCCGCGCCATCCATCTCGGCAAACGGCGAGGGATAGGAGAGCAGAAGAGGAAGCGGGTGGCTTGGGTTAGCAACCACTTTGCCCTGCTCGTCACGTGGCCCAACGACAGGAGGCGCAACCATCCAAGAGGTAGCGATCCAGTTTACGAGGATGCCAACGATAGAGTTGTCTTTACCGTCGCGAGCCTCAGACGGAGAGATAGCGAGTGACTGGACAGACCAGCCACCCAGGAGCATCTGTATCCAGTTTGGGGTAGCGCCTAAACTGCCGCCGCCCGGCAATGGCAGGGGAGCTTGTCCCTTAACCACCCACGGCAACCTAAATTTAGCTTTATCCCAGAATGACAAATGCGCCCCGCTTCCGGCAAACAACAAGGGGAGGAAATACCCTCCCGTTTGCGTTTACGTCCGTGAAGCGGAGCGCACAAACAGAGTCGAAAAACATTGCCTTACAGTCCGTGATCTGGATTAACCGCACACGCGAAGCAAGACGATAGAGCGAGTGTACAGTAAAAGTGTACGGATTGTCAAGCCCGATTGCTCTCCGCAGTCAATTCCTCCGGACTTGCATCTAGTGCGATCAGGAGACGCAGCACAATTGTGCCACTAGGCTCGGCCTCGCCTTTTTCCCAGCGCCTGATACTGTCGAGGTTCTTGACCCCGATCATTGCGGCCAGGCCCCGCTGAGTGAGCCGTCTCCTGGTTCGTAGCGACCGGAGCAGCTCGCCCGAGAAAACGAGAGAGGCAGAGGGAATCTCTCGTTTCCGCGATTTCGGAACCCAAAACTCCTCCAGTCCCGCCTCTCTGCATATCCTAGACACGCTCGGCTGGGATATTTGAAAACGCTGCGCTATCTCCTGGAGAGACGTTCTCTCCATTCGCATCCTGATGATTTCCGCGTCCCTCTTTTCGCGCCTCCTCTGGATTGGACTCATAGCCCTGCCCCCAGTCCATTCCAAAACTCCACAGGCGAAATCCCATCTCCCCTAGTCACTCCCCGCCAATACCGCTCCTTGAGATCGGCCAGCGCCAGCATCTCCAGCGCACCGAGTCCCTCGAAAAGCGTTGCCGCCGCCTCAATATCTCCCAGTTCCCATTTCTCGCCTAGGCCATCTAGGCGAATGGCCTCGGCAACCTCGTCGCCGATATAGTTCAGCGTGTCGGGCAGGATCGCCGTAGAGTTCAGAGCGTCGCAGGCGCAGCAGAAGTGCGCCACGGTGAACTCCTCCCGGCGCTTGAGCTGCCAGATACCGCCCCGAACCATCCGGTCGTAGCGCTCGATCATGTCCGAAGCTGGCAGGGACAGATTATCCCTGCCCGTGGTGCGTGTGCCACCGTACGAGCGAACTGGCTCCGCTCGAATCGTGAGTGCCTGCTGTGCGGCAGACGAGAATGTAAGAATTGTTCGTTTTTCCATGATGTCCTCCAAAGATAAAACCCCGCCCAACTCATGGGCGGGGCTGGTGGGTAACTACGCCTCGACTCGGGAACCTGGTTGCAGAACTCGGTACGCAACACTGCGGAGCCACTCGTTGTTTTTGTTGATTGCTACCAGCTCTGCACTGGACTTGCACCAGCGCCCCGCCAGAAATGTATTAGTCTCGGTGTCCCGAACCCGAAAACGCTGGCCTGCGCTGACAACGACGTAACGATCCTCGCGGCGCTTGATAAATGCTGTGCCGCCACCGATCATATCTACTGAACGGAACTGATTGTGAAACTCGCTGCTCTGTTCTATGTCCACGACGTAGAGGTTGTAGGGACAATCACCGGTACGAACCTTTACTGATCCCACCTTGGCGGCGTACCCCATCTCTTCGAGGGCAAGAATGCTACTGTTGAGAACCCCAGTAACAATGCGAAAACCATCAGGGCAAGGCACCTGCTTAGGCGCATCAAGGGCATTGATACCGAAAAATGAGTGGTGAGTGCCGATGGTCTTAACTACGTCGCTAATCGTGATAGTATTGTTTGACATTAGAGTCTCTTTCTGTGTCCGTGGGGAGGGTGTTCGTAGCACTGCTCCCCATTCTTGTTTTTACTCTCCAGCCCTCGCTCTTGAGTATGTACACACTGTAACACCAGTATGTACATATTGTCAATAGAATTATAAAAAATAGTCGTAGTTTTTTTACAGCAGGCCACGGGTTAGAAAATATCCCACTGAACGGTAGGCTTTGAGAGCATGGAGAACGCATAGGAGAGCGCGTCTATCATGTCGTCGTGATCGCCCATTGGAAACGAGAGCAGCTCGTCCTCAAAGATGCGCGGCAAGTCCTTGGAGTGGTAAACAAGCCCCTGCTCATAGCGCCCCTCTAGCGGGAGGAAACGTGCCTGCTTGTCTTTGTCGGGCCTGACTCCCTGAATGGGTAGCGTCGTCTTGCGCTTTAGCTCTTGCACTACCGCCGCCTGGTACTGTACCTGCTCGATTGCGATTTTAGACGGGCTCCACTTCGCCGCCATGCTTTCGATGAACTGTAGGACTTGGTGAAACGGCGCTCGTATCCGCTGGGCATCACGGACATAGATTCGCCCATCATCATCCCGTGAGATTATCGCGCAGGCGGTGTAGTCGGCTCCCTGCTTCTCGCTGATTGCCAAGTCCACGCCCATGTAGCAAGGCAAGTCATTGGCAGGCTCGCCGTACTTTAGCCATGCCCTAGAAACCCGTGCGCCCTCAGCGTCTACGAACTCGGCTAGGTACTCCTGCCGAAAGACGAGGGAGGGTAGCTGGAGACGCGCCCCCTCTACCTCTTCTCGATCTATGTACGGGTTCGTGGTGGTGGGCATCTGGAACCGTGCCCAGTCCTGGCTGCTCTCCGCATCGTCAAAAAGGCGCTTGAAGTAGTTGCCGCCTTTCGGGGTTGATAAAAACCACGCATCGCCTTTGTAGTCGGTGAGCGTGGGGCGAATAGCCTGCTGCCATGCCTCCTCCAGGTAGGGAGCCATTGCCGCCTCGTCAATCATCACACGGGCATACTTGCGCCCACGGGCCACGGTAGCGGGGTTGTCAAGCGTCCAGAAGTCAATAGATGCGCCTCCGATCATCTCGATGCTAGGAAACGGCGTGGTAACGGCCCTTGCTATCACCGGCTCAAAGATGCGACGCAAATCTTTATATGCCTCTTGGAGGAGTCGGTAGTTAGGCGCAAACCATCCCACGCTCCGCTTCTGCGTGAGCAGAGGCGTGACGGCAAGCGCAGTGCCGAGCGTCGTCTTTCCGAAACGCCTCCCGCAAGCAATCACGTTGAACCTGCGCCGATTGTTGAGTATGTCCCACTGTGCGCTGTGCGGCTCAGGAACATCCAGAGTTATCGTCACGGTAGGGTTTTCCCGCCCCAGTTCACGTCGATGGTGATAGCGCCCCCGTCTTTACCTGTTACCTCGGTACGCTCGCTCCAGTCGTTTCTCCTCCTGCGCTTGAGCACCTCCAGCGCCGACTTCCAATCACCGTCCTGGTTGTTCACCTCTTTGGAGAGTCGCGCTGCCGAGCGAGCAATGAGCAGCATTTCCGCACGTGTACAGGACTCGGAAAAATCGGAAAAAGCCTTTTTCCATGTGTGGAAAGTATCTTGATTTATCCGGGCGTAGGCACAGGCATCATCAATAGACAGCCCGATAGAGAGCGCGTCTATGATGATCTTCTCCACCTCCGGTGTGCGCTTTGTCTTGCGGCCTCTAGTTGCCATTGCCAGCCTCCAGAAGTGTCGCAGTCTGCCCCGTGGCATTCTCCCACCTAGTTAGGATTACATCGCAATAAAATGGAGAAATTTCAACGCCGTGCCAGTCACGGCCTATTGACTCACACGCGATTAGCGATGATCCGCTACCAGCAAATGGATCGTATACGGTTCCCTGAGTGCAGTTAGCAATTAGCATTTTTAGCCAATCTACAGGTTTTGCGTGAGAATGTTCAGATTCAGAATGAAACTTTGTAATCGGCAATGAAAATAAATCTGATAAATGCTTTCCTCTAGGATCAGGAGTAAATAGGTACTCGCCTCTTGTGTTGCTTACAGTCCTTTCTTCTCCTGCGTTGCCATAATGCGCTCCATTAAAATCATAATGCTGGACATCTCCATACCACGCGCACAGTTTTATTCTGCGGAGAGGTCTATTTGGCGTGTACCACGATGACACACAATCCCAAACAAACACCCATGTAGGTGATCCCAATAATGACGTTATGTCTCCAAACCTGCAACCATCGGAAAATGCAAGTGTGCTATTTGCCGCGTATGGCTCAAACACCTCATCCCACGGAGGATCAAAAAACAACGTATCTATAGTGCCTGGATCATATGCTACAGAGCTTCCGCAAAATAGCCTATGCCTCCCCAACTGCCATAGATCGCCAGCGTTGCACCGCGTGGGGGCGTTCTCTGGCACCTCGTCGGGATCGGTGAGCAGCTCAGTACCACCGCCACCCCCTCCCGCCATGCGCCCGATGATCTCGTCTAAGTCGTCGCCATCAAAGCCCGTACCAGATAGCCCTCCCTCACTCAACGCCAGCTCAGATAGCAGAGCTGCGAGAGCGTTCTCGTCGTCGTGCCCGAGCCGCGCTGTTCGGTTGTCAGCGAGTAGTATCCTGAGCTCCTGCTCCTCGTCCACGTCCACCCAGATTACCGGGATGGTGGCTGCGTGCTGATCCTTGGCGACCTTGTAGCGATGGTTACCGGCGAGGATATGCCCCGTGCGTCTGTTCACCGTCACTGCGCCAAAAAAACCGTTTGCCTCAATGCTCTCCTGAATCGCGCCAAAGTCCCCTTGGTTCACGTTGCGCGGGTGCATCTTGAGGTTTTGTAGGGGCACCTCTTCAAAGCCCGTATTTATCGTTTTCACTTCAGCACCTTCTCCCCTCGTTTATCCCCTCTAGGAATCCGAATCTCTACCGTCGTCCCGCAAGAGCAGGAGGTTGCCCCTCGCTCGTAGAAGCACGTCCTGCGCCCCGAGTGCTCCACGCAGACGGATAGCCCATCGGGGGCATACTCGCCGATGATGCGGTGACACTTGGGGCAGTGTATGTACTTGCTCATTTTCCTAACCTCTCTGCTATCGTGACATTGGGCGCTGGGTGAACCCCAACAGCCTCCCGCGCCTCTTCGGGGCAAATAGGTGGGTTGTGCGCGGCATTCGTAAGCCTGGCTATAGTTGCCGCCTGAACTTTGATTGTTCGTGCCTGGTTCTCTAGCCGGTGGTGAAGCCTGTCTATCTCGGGCTCCAGCTCCGCTACGGCAGTGCCGACGACATCGATGCTGACGCGCTGGCTATCTGCTCGTCCTATGCCGAGATCACTGATTCTCTCCACGCGCTTTGCCGCCAGCGCTGCATCCCGCGCCTCGCTTCGCATCCGCGCTTGTCGTGCCTCATCGGTGTTCATACTGCTGCGATCTCCTCGTCTTTGCTCATGGGGCGCAGTGCGTCCTGCTTCTGCGCTATTTCTGCATCCAGTCCCGCTGCCTCAAACTGGATGCGGTAGATACCAATGAGGTAGCGCACCCATGCAAACATTGCCGAATCCAACAACGGTGAGCGGCCTGTGTAGCGAGACAGGTAGGCTCCACAAGCGCACCGCCATCCCTCGTCCGTCTCGGCTCCGTGACGCTCCCAGGCGGCAACACAAGCGCGAGCTATAGCCTCACTCATGGGGTGCGTCCAGTCCACGTTAGCGCCAGATCGCAGGAACTTCTCGTCAGCCTTGAGCATCCCGCCCAAGATGGCGTACTCTGCCCAGATGCGGCGTCCGTCGTCTTGCTCACGATTCACGGGGAACGCCAGTGCAGTATTTAAGTCAGGGTTAAAAATCATAGCTCACCTCCATGTCATCAAAACGTGTGGACGCTCCGTAGAACGCTACCTTTGCGGTGCCAGTCTCTCCGTCTCGGCACTTGAGTACAATCCACTCCGCAGGCTCGGCGTCTCCGTGTGCCTGCGCCTCTTGTGGCTGGTAGTAGCACGGGCGATAGAGTCCAGTCACCACGTCAGCGGCCTCCTCGATGCCGCCTGACTCCTTGAGGTCTGAGAGCATCGGCTTCTTGATCTCCCGGCCCTCGACGCCTCGATTGATCTGAGCGAGCGCCACGATGGGCACGTCAAGCTGCTTGGCGGCGGCCTTGAGTCCGTTGGCGATCTGGCTCACCTCCTCGGCGCGTGTGCCTGCCCTGCGCTGGGAGTCGGGGCGCATGATGCCGATGTAGTCCACAAACACCATGTCCAGCCCTCCAAGATCGGCACGGATGCGACGGCATCGGCTCACGATCTGCGGCAGTGAGAGTGCGCTGGTGTCGTCGATCACCAGCTTGTAGCGGGAGATTTCATGGCGAGCGGCGGGCAGTGCCTTGGCCTCGTCGGGAGTGAGCTGGCCACTGCGGATATTGCGGAGCGAGATATTGCCCTCTCCTGCCAAAAGCCTCTCTACTAGGCGCTTCTTGGGCATCTCCAGCGAGAAGAACGCGACGCGCATTCCCCTGCGACACGCGGCGGCGGCAATGGTGATGGCC